TTATATATATTGAAATGGGAAAATGTATTGATGATTAATATTTTTAGTGTTTTTGATTATCTTTTTATTGAACGTTCATCATCAACATTATCATAGTTACCTTTCTGACCAACTTCCCACTCACGTTTCTCACTATGACTGCCACCACCTGCATCACGCAGCTTGGCTTTGCCAGAGAAGCGTGAAGTAGGTTTTGTTGGTTGTTGGGGTTTATATCGTTCAATTTGCTTCATCCGCTGTTCCTTTAACCGTTGAAGATTAAAGTTCTCTTCAGTAAGGTTTATAATGATATGCTGCTTGAAGTTGATGGCATAAGTTGCATCCTCATCATGACAGATAGTAAAACCTTCTTCATGCAGTTGCCTTCTGATAGAGGTTACTGTTTCATCATTGAATATCTCACGCAAACGGTTTACAGCATCAGTATGATATTGTGTTCTTTCCGGAGATATATCTACTAAATCTGTCCGGGAAACCTTAAATATCTTACAAAGCAAATCCCGTTCAGCCTCAGTAGCCGGACTGAACATTTCTACCATAGCTATACGGTTATTACGGTCAATTGCTTCTGCCATAAAAGGTTTCAACGGACGGCTTTGGTCATCAAAATAGATGATACCTTTCTTGATATAGGCACGCTGCTTCCTGATTTTACTGTATATTTCACCCTGGGTAATCTTCGGATTGAGTGTTAGTAACCGGTCAATATAGTCCTCAATCCGATTGAACCGTTCTTCAGGAGTAGTAAAGTCCAGAAACTCCTCTACAGCCAGTACTCTTGCACCATGAATGACGGTCTTGTTTGCATGATCAACGAGCATATATCCGTATGGAGCATCCTTCTTGCCGAAGAACACAATGTCAATACCGAACTTCGTTTTCAGTTCCTTCTGCAGTTCCTCCTTGTTGGAACTTACATCACGGTATTTCTTTAATATGCTTCTAAGCTGACGGCAACGTGTCCTTTCCCGATAACCGCTCTTGAAAAGACTTTCTATTTCAGTAAAAGGAATTTCCTTCTGAACCTTTCCACCATGCTTGACGAATACATTCCCTTCTTTCTGATAGACCTGGAAACCATTATTGCCTTGAACTGGGCAAATGAAGAGAATGTGTACTGCTTGGACAAATTAATGTCATCTTCCGTTTTTTTCTTCCTGTCATTCCCAAGAATGCGGTCAATGACTTCCTGAGAACGTCTGCGCTCATGGCTGTGCTGAATCTTTCTTCCATCAGGTGCCACTCTCGAAGTGATGATATGAAGATGGGTATTCTCCGTGTCATAATGGGAGTAAACAAGCAACGGCTGACCGGATTCTCCGTATCCCATTTCCTTGAGATACTGGTGTGCAAAATCCAACAATTCTTCTTCCGACATGTCGTGACCCTTACATGATATGGCCACATGAAACTGCGGTTTCCTGATTCTGCTGTTCTGTGAACTGTACTTCTGGAGATAACCGACTAGCTCACTCGGGGTAGGTTTGTGAAATGTTCCGAGTGAACCGAAATTCTGAATCTCGATAAGCCGTGCAACACCTTTCGAGACTTTATGTTCATTATATCCTACAGCATGGAAGTTAGAGCTTCCCGTTAATATGGTTGCTATCATATTGAATTCTAATAATCATGGTTTATGTGACTGAGTATCCGAAATACTTCAAGCTCATTAATCTATGGTTACACAATAATAATATCTGAAATGATTGAATACCGTGTAATCTGCAATTCAGATTCTGACAGCTTTCTGTGTCAGAGAATCAAGGTCTTTCTTTATTCGGTTCAATGTTTCCTGAGTTTCAAGGATAACAGGTAACAGAACTTCCTGAATATAGCTGGGAGCGAGTAACCCGGCTACCGCAAGTTCATTGGCACGTTTAACTGACTGATTAAGGTTTCCTCCTGCCCAGGAAAGTTCATTCTGATATTTTCGGTAAAACAAACCCAAATCATTCATCAGTTCGAGCTGCCTTTTGGTTCCGATATTTGAATACTCTGCCAGTGCAGAGCGTATATAATGACTCACGGATGAATAGGAGGCAGATTTCTCCTTAAACTGTTGTACTTCCTCCGGTGTCATTCTGACCTTGATGTACTTGGTTCTCTGATTCTTCATACTTGGATACATTGGTGGTTAGGTTTCCCGGACCTTCTTTCGCCATGCGAAACAGCGGCCAGCCGCTCCGATGCGCCAGCATTCGGCAAGTTACTTTTGTGAGTACGAAACGGAGTTTTGTGGCCACAAAAGTACAACTTGCTTGGAAAACTCTGCACAGCAGAACGATGCCTTCCGGGAATGATTATTACACCCAAATTTACCGGAGAAAGCCGTTGCAAACCGAAATCTGCAACACAATTCTTTGGAGGCATATTCCGGCTTACCATGTGCTGTAGCATCAGGTTGTCCTGGAATATCCACATAGCAGAATATTGTTGTATAGAATCCTAGAACCTATCAAGCCAATATCAGTGTGTTCTGAAATAGATGCTACAAGCATTATTCAATCATAGAACCATACAAATCGCAGTAATCAGTAATCAATGCTTCGTTATTTATGGTTGGATAAACCAAAGTTTCAAAAACACTGAAGATGTAGTTATATGGGATAGATGGCTATTGTTCTCATAAAAACTATATCCAATATAATATGTAGTTCCGATACCATGATAGTATGGTAAAAGTAACCTGATTGTCTCAGTACCTGGAATTCCAATAAAAGGGAAAATGAAATCTTGTAGCTGATTCAGCTGATGAAATGGCTATCGGGAAACCTTATTTTATCTGAACTATATTGCAAAAATATTCAGATGGAATAACCCTGTATTCAGAGTCTGGAGACACCTTATCACCATAGTGATATAACACTGATAATCAGTAGAAAATCTACTCGAATAACAAGAAAATAGTGTTGCGTAAATTTCTGTATCTCATTGATTTTTAGTATATTTATATAATTAATAAGCTCTTATATTCATTAAATACTACACATTATGTTTGAATTGCTGTTGATTATATATCTGTTGCCGGTACTTATTATCGGTATGTTGCTCCTGAAGCTGGTATTCTGGCTTTTGAAGATTGCCATACGTCTGGCAGTCTGGTTGGTAAAAAAGGCTTTCATCCTTATATGGAAGCTTATCGTACTTGTCTTTGCCATACTTATAGGCTGTGATGTCATGCCCTGGAATCAACCGGACAAATAGAAAGGAACCGCACCAATATGAGAAATGGTACGGTTCTGAAACAAATGGGCTGATTTCCCCTATATGTTCAAATTTAGAATCCCTTGCCTTTGCTTCTGACATATACTGCTTCTTTTTGAGAATCACAGTTTGTCAATCGGAACTGTACATTACATCCTATGGGGATGTCATTAGGAAGTTGATTGGCAAGTGCTGAAATGACATCATCAACGGTATCAAAACCTATGTCTGTAACTTCGGCAATAACTTCGCCTTTGAAATATGCTCTTCCATATATCATCATCTTTTTTGTAATACGAAACATTTTCTCTGCAGGTGATTCAAAGTTACGAACCAAACTCTGTTTACTGTTTTTATTACTGAAAAATATGAAGTCTATGATTTTTGCATTAAGTTCCCATGCTGGAGTAAAGTCTATTTTTACATAGCCTCTTGTTATATTAAATCCATGGCTATGGTTCATACCAAATGCTACCTCATACATATTTGCTCCACAATCGTTTTGAGCAATGGTTGCCCAGGTATGACGAAACGTATAAAAGCAATAATATTCCTCCTTGGACATTCCCATATCTTGGCATATTCGCCTGATTCCCATATTTATATTGGCATTGAAACTATCGGAATTACTATAACGACTATGAAAATTAAACAGATATTCATCTGTCTGGTCCGTAGATAGATATTTATTAAATGTATCCTGTATAAACGGTTCAATACGAATCTCCATGTATGCTTCATCCCTACGACTATGTCTTGTTTTCGCTCTCTTATATCCTATAATACCATTTTTATAATCTTTCTTTTTCAGTTCGTAAAGGTCTATCGTGTTAATACCACCCATACACAATGAAAGCAGGGCTATATCTCTGCCGAGTTCAGGAAGGGGAGATACCATTTTACTTTGTGGCAGAGGACGATTAAAGAATTCACGACAAGCTTCTGCACTGATTGCTCTTTTCAGTGTATTGTCTGATTTTGGGATTATAATTTTTAGCCATGGATTGTATTTTATACGCAAAATACCACGTTCTTCGTCATTCAATTCTATGATTGCTTTCTTAAAAATCTGTCTGATGCAAGTGGGATACATTTCTTTTGCTCTGCTGGTCTTATACAATGTGTCAATCCATTGTGTTAAAACAGAAGTCGTAAGAATGCTAAACATGATTTTGGTAGTACCTATATACCGTTCTAAATGATTGACTGCAAGTTTATAGTTTTTAGCATTACGTTCATGCCCTTCAGATTCCATCTTCGAAATAAACTTTCTCGCATAATCACTGAAGCATGTCTCTTCATCATTTTTGTGAAGGAATTCTATGACATCCTTAAGTTCCCAAAATGTAGCGTCAACACGATTCAGTTTGTCTGTATATTGGCGTATGATTATGGCACAATATTCATTCACTACCGGATCTGTTAACTCACCACTACTGGTTATATGAGCCGGATCAATAATCTTGTTAGTCTTGATGTAACTTGTTTTGCGCTGATGTGTGACTCTAATGTAAACTGTATAGAATCCATCTGATCTTGGCTTTTTTACCGTTGCTTTGAATGTTGTCATACCTACTATATTTTAATGATAAAACAATGGGGAAAACGGGGTAAACATGGCCATTTTTGGGGTAAACATAGAGTAAAACAAATACGTTTATTTGGCTCATTTTTTGCGGTCAAATGTACGAACCGTCTAAGCGCAAATCAGGCTGTAACTACCGTAAAACGGTGAATTACAGCCTGATATAAAAATAATATTTTTAAGAGATTATTCCTCTATTGCAGCCTGCGCCGCAGTTCGTACCCTCTTACTTTGAGGGCTTATCGGAATATTGGTAAGCCTTACACTATGGCATGGCAAATTCCTCTGCTTTTATATTTTTTTTGTTCGTCTAATTTTATATTTCCGCTACTCTTGTCGTCATCGTTAAATACCAAAATAAGCCATTTCTTTGCCCCTCTGACGGATTTTCTATACTCCGATGAGGGTTTTATTGTTTTGAAGAAATAACGCCCTCCAAACGCTTTATTTCGCGCTTTGCCTCAACAAGCAGGTCGTAGAGTTCCACCGACCGCTCCGTGGCGAAGTATTCTGCCCAATCCCGAAACGTGTAGCACAAATCCGTTATGCCATCATCATAGCCCATGCTGTCCCACCAGTCGGATAATTCCGCAAAGACTTCGGGAGGGTTCGTGCCGAGTGCGTCCACAACTTCGGTTGGATATTGTTCGATGAGCATCATCTTCCAATTCTCCAAATCCGTATCTGGGTTCTCATGGAGAATGTTCCATGCTGCCTCTTTCAGTTCGGCATAGAAATCGACCTTTTCGTCAAGTTCTTCCTCTTGGCTTTCTTCCTCGACTTCATTGATGGCATTCATCAATATCTTCAGCTTCTTCAAATCTTTATCCATTTTATTTGTTTTCAAAACCTATTGTCTTTGAAAAATCTTCGTATGTTCCTACATCCCACCCTTCGTTACACGCAGCTTCATAAACCAATTTTACCTTTTGGGGATCATGAAGCTTATTGATATACACTTGATATGTGGGCATATCATTATAAGTTTCTTTTAATTTTTCATACAACCACTTTCTGTCCATGTCATTATGCAATATAGCCTGTACATGTTCGTATGTTGTATCAGTAAAACAGTCTTTGCAATATTGAAATTCGTCTTTGGCATATACGCTTGCCGTATCTAAAAATTGCACGACATCACCAATCCGCCAGCAGTCTTTATTGATATGTAATCTATGCTGAGAGTCCATATAGAGATATTTTCCGACTGCATAATGTCCTTGCTTTCTGGCACAATTATCTCTACATGAAACGAGCGCAATAGCGAACAATGCAAGAGCCAAAGCTTTCTTCATACCTTGCCCTCCACCATCTTCTCGTAAACCTTAATCAGTCTCTCTTTTTCTGCAAGCAGAGCCTCAAGACTCTTTACTCGCTCAGACAAAACAACATCAGCACCAACTGTCACATTGCCAACAGAGTTGTGGCTACCAATTGCCACATTGCTGTCGGTCACATTGCCGTTCATGTTGGTATTCACGCCTTGCTGTTGTGGCGTTTCTTCTCCAGTGAGCAGCCATCTTGCATCAACATCTAACGCCAAGACAATTTTAGTAACCATTTCTACAGATGGTTTGCTTCGCCTCTTTGTTCCCAGATAGTTAGACAATCCTGTAGGAGGCAAACCAATTGTCTTTGCAAAGGCTGCTTTATTGCCGTTAAATCTTTGATTTACAAGCATTTCCATTCGGTCGTTAATCGTTTCCATACGCAAATCTATTCTTAAAATATCTTAATTTACAAATAATAGTTGCCCAATTGTATTGTCATATTAACCCAATTGTCTAACTTTGCAGCATAAAGTTATAAATAAATATCGAAACAATGAACGAAACATCTAAAAATCAGCGCAAAAAGTCTCTGCTCGGGCAACTTTCAGACCTTGCAGTTGGCGAAGAACTGACCGTTCCTGTTAGCCGTTCAAGCTACCTCAAATCAATTTGTGTTAGTTTCGGCTTGCAGTGGGACAAGAAGTTTTCAACCTCAACAAACCGAGAAGAGCGCACAATCACAGCAACAAGAATTTTATAACGCTTACACTACAATGAAAAAATCAATCATCACCTCCGCACTCCTCCTTGCAAGCCTCATCAGCTGCAACACCACAACCCAATTGTCTAACGAGGAACTCGACCGCATCAGTTGGTCGGCATTCTGCAAGGACTTCGGCTATAACGAACAGACCGACCGCAACAACGAGCAAGCCATAAACGACTATCTCGATGCTTGGCGCGGCTCCGTGTCCGAAGAAGAGGCATTTGCAAAACTCGGTATCACGCAAAGCTACTAAGCCATGCCCAACCAGTTCTGCAAATCCTGCAAGCAGTCCTACAATGCCCTTAACGGCTGTTACTGCACCCTGCTCAACCGCTACGTTGAGTACACAAAAGAACCTCCATGTTCAACCCCTATAAAATCAGAAAAGAAATGAAAAAAGCAATTTCAATCCTCCGCATCGCCATTCTCGCCCTCATGGGCAGTGTTGGCGTACTCTTCCTCCTCGGTGAGGAACAGGACGAAGCACCCTTCACGTTCTTCCTGCACTTCCTTTTCGACAAAGTTTTTGCCTTTGCCATGCTTGCGGCCATGGTATATCTTGCAGCCCGGTGGATAGATAAAGACAAATGGCTCAAAGCCATTGTAGAATGGTGTTGCGCTGATTAATGGACTACCTCAACTTCTCTGACATGTGCGTCAAGTATTCTACATTCCTCGATGATGTGGCCGCAAGGGTCGTGCATCTGCTCAAGCAGGATGCCAACGACCCGGAGTTCATCAGCCAGAACAAAGCATTTGAGATGTTCGGGCGCGGAAATGTGGAGCGTTGGCGCAAGCAGGGAAAGGTAACAGCCTACAAGCGTCCGGGCAAGGTCGAATACCGAACAGCCGACCTGCGGCTCTTGCAGCGGATACAGCAAGATTATCTTGGCAAGTAGCCTCAACTGCCGCAGATAGCGTGCTAATCGGATAGGTACGAACGATAAAGCGTAGGACATTAGGTAGGTTCAACTCCTCCCTGCGGCTCCAAAACTGAATAAAAATTTAATCACATTCAATTTCATACAACTATGAGTCAAATAGAAATTACAGTCAAGCTGCTCAACGAATTGCAGCCGACAGAAATCGTCCGCAACGACAACGTGCGCGACAAGTTCATTCAGATTTACGATGCCATGTGGTCGCAGTCCACTGGCGTGTCGGGCGAAGCTGCCTACGAGAAAGAGGCTCGCAACTTCAACCGTCTGCTTTGCGAGAAAGAGGACGTGAGCAAGAAATGCAGCCATTTTTCCCTCTTCACCTCGTTTCTTGATGTGGCTATCTCTGGCCTCACCCTCGACCCCGGCACCAAGGCGCAAGCCTACCTCCTCGCACGCTCCATCGCTGTTGACTCCTATGTGGACGACCACGGACAGAAGAAGAACCGCTACGAGACGCAGTGCGTCCTCACCGTCAGCGGCTATGGCGAGTTGGTGCTTCGCGCTCGTTGCGGTCAGATACGCCATGCCGACAACCCTGTCATCGTCTATGAGGAGGACGGCTTTGAGTTTGGCGAGCGCAATGGACAGAAGTTCGTCAATTACACCTGCCGTCTCCCTCACCAGTCCGGGCGTATCGTGGCTTGTTTCATGAAGATTACACGTGCCGATGGCTCTGCCGACTATGCCGTCATGCTGCCCGAAGATTGGGCGCGGCTCTCCAACTACTCCGCTCGTCAGAACTCAAAGTTCAACTATCAGACCAAGCAGTGGGAGAACGGCAAGCCCAACGCCCTCTACACCGCACAGGGCGGACAGATAGACCCCGGCTTTCTCGTTGCCAAGTGTATCAAGCACGCTTTCAAGACTTATCCCAAGGCGCGTATCGGCCATGCCACACAGTTGGAGTCACAGCAGGTTGACGAGACAGAAATCTCTGACGACATCTACGGCATCACCGACAATGGCGAACAGGTAGATACTGCCACAGGCGAGATTATCACCGACCGTCAGCCCGAACAATCCTTTGTTCCTGCCGACAACACTGCGGCTGGCGTAACCGTTGATCCTGCGGCCAATGATGATGACGACACTTTCTAATCCCTAACAACCGACAACTATGAGTGAACAAGCAACAAATACCGATTTGACCATCGTGCGCAAGGAGAACGTGCAGATGATAGCGCAGACTGCGCCCGAGGTGTACAAGAACAACACCATTTCTTGCCAGAAGTGTACCGACTTCGGCAAGCGGCTCCTCGTCCAAATCAAGGAGCACGGCATGACTGACGAACTGGATATGCAGTGCGCCACCTACATCAACAAGGCTCGCAACACGGTGAAGAAGATGAACACCAGTCGTTCTGCCATCACTAAAATCTTTGACCAGATACGCTCGGAGTTCACAGGCATGGAGAATGCCATCGACCCCACCAAGACAAACTCTGTTCCCTACCAGATACAACAGGCTCGCAATGCCTACGCTGCACAGAAACATGCCGAGGAGGAGCGCAAGCGCAGGGAGGAGATGCTGCGCCAACAGCGTGAGCAAGCCCTCGCTCGCTACAAGGCTGACGTGGAGGACGACTACAAGCGGTCATTTAACACCCATACCACCAATGCCATCAACTCCCTTACCGAACTTAACGCTGCCATCACGCTCGACAACTACGAGGCGCAGTGCAAGGCTATCAAGCAGTTTCCTGTCAAGCTGCCCGATGATTGGGCTGCAAAGACTCCCTCCAATGTCCGCATTCCTGCCGAACTTGCCGACATGCAGGACAAACTCCGTGAGGTGCGCACATCTATCGCCCTCAAACTCATGGAGCAGTTTGCCAAGCAGTACGAGTTTGAGGTGGGCGACTACCGCGACAACATTCTCGACACACTACCGTCCAAGAAAACCGAATTGGAGCGTATGCAGAAAGCCAATGAGGAAGAAAAGGCTCGCATGGCTGCTGAACTGAAAGCGCGTGAGGAGGCCGAGGCAAAACGCATTGAGGCTGAACGCAAGCGCAAGGAGGAGGAAGAGACGGCAAAGAAGAAGATGCAGCAGGAAGCGGCCGAAGTGGGCAACCTCTTTGGACAACAGGCCATCGTTACCCCTGCCGGGTATCAGCCCAAGACTTCCGTCAAGAAACGTCTTGTGTTCCACGATGCGCAGGGTGTCCTCGCTGCCTTGTCTCTTTGGTGGTCAAAGGAGGGACAATACCAGTCTGTCGAAGACCTTTCCAAGGTGTTCAAGAAACAGATTACCTACTGCGAGAAACTCGCAAACGACAAAGACCACCCCGAATTTATCAGTTCAACATCTGTCTCTTACGAGAACGAAGTTAAAGCAAAGTAAACGATTATGTACGAAAGTGGATATTACCCGGCTGGCGCGAAGTACGACCCTCGCGCCCCATGGAATGAGCGTGAGCCTACAATGATTGAGTGTGCGGCTTGTGGTGGCAAAGGCTATCACTGGCACGCCTACGACTTTGAGGCCGACCGCGAAACGGAATGTACCGAGGAAACGTGGAAGTTGCTCCCCGAAACGGAAGAGGAGGCCATTGCCAAGCGCATGCACTTCATCAAGGGCGAAAAGGAGACCTGCGAGGTGTGTGATGGTGAGGGCGAAGTGGAATATGAACCCGATTACGATGATTATGACGAAGATTAAGCCTATCATCAACCCGGACGAATACTATCAGCGCAGTGAGGTCAGCAATTCTGACCTTACTGAACTGAAGAACCAGCTCCACCCACACATGCAGTATGGCGACCGTGAGGCGGCATTCCGCTTTGGCTCTATCGTGGATGCCATCATCACCGAACCCTCGCGTGTGGACTTCCTCCATATGACGATTGATGGTGAGCAATGCTCCGAGGAGGAGTTCCTCCACGCTCGCGAAATGCAGCGTGCGCTCCGTGCCGAGGCTCGCAGAGACCCATTCCTTGCCAAGGTGCTGGAGTTGTCCGAGACGCAGTGCTTTATGGTCAACAAGCAGCAGCCTTTCGATAATAGCGGTTTCCGTTTCACGCTCGACACGCGCTGCAAGTGGGACTGGTGGCTACCGTCCTGCCATTTCGGTGGCGACCTAAAGACTACGTTCGCCTCCACACAGGCGGAGTTCGACAACGCTGTCGATTTCTTCGATTGGGACAGGTCGCGTGCCTGGTACATGGACATAGCCCATTCCGACCGCGATTTCATCTATGCCATCAGCAAGAAGAACTGCCGCATCTTCAAGAAGTTCATCAAGCGTGGCGATGATACTTATCTCCGTGGTTTCGACAAGTACAACGAACTTGCTTTCCAGTATTGGGCTTTCTCTCTCGCATAATCACATAAAGAACAAAGTTATTACAAAGATACTTTCACCGACCGCACAAATCAATCTGCTCAAACGCCTCAGACGTATGTGTCCCTTTGCCGTCTGGTCGGGACAATACGGCTACACCTGTGGCGGCATGAAGAATGGTGTGCGCTCGTCCTCTGGCATTGGGGCGCAGACAAAGGAGGCTCGCCACTGCCATTTGAATTGTATTGACCTGCGCAAGGCTGCGTTTCGCAATGGCTACGACATCACACTATCAACCCACAAACTCAATGCGTATGGCTGAAACACTCCAACATCACCTCCGTGTCGAACCCTACGACTACCAAAAGGAGGGCATTCTTGCCGGGCTGCGCTGGCATCGTTTCCTCATCGGTGACGAGCCGGGGCTTGGCAAGACGCTCCAAAGCATCGGTGTCGTGGATTGTGCCAACGCTTACCCCTGCTTGGTCATTTGTCCGTCCTCGCTCAAAATCAACTGGCAGCGTGAGTTCGAGAAGTTTACCGACAAGCACGCTCTTGTGCTCGACAACTCCGTGCTTACCACATGGCCGTACCTCCTCAAAATGGGTATGCAGCAGGTGGCCATCGTCAATTACGAGTCCCTGCGCAAGTATTTCGTGTGGGACATCAAGGGCGGCTCGCGTGGCGGTTTCCGCTTGAAAGATGTTGTGTTTACTCCCGACATCAAGTTGTTCAAGTCTATCATCATTGACGAGAGTCACCGTGTCAAAGACCCGTCCGCACAGCAGACCATCTTTGCGCGTGGCATTGCCGAGGGAAAGGAATACCGCATCTTGCTGTCTGGTACGCCTGTGGTCAATCGCCCTGTCGACCTCATCGCGCAGCTCTCCATCATGGGACGCTTACCCGAGTTTGGCGGACGATCCAAGTTTCTTGCCGAGTATGGCGGTGGAGAGATTACTAAGGAGAGGCGCAACAAGGAGGAGGAAGATGCTCCGCGCAACCTCGAACGGCTCTCTGCCGAACTCTACTCGCGCTGCATGATACGCCGCGAAAAGGCTAAGGTGCTTACACAGCTGCCCGACAAGACGCGCACCGACCTCATCGTGGATATTTCCAATCGTGACGAGTATATGCTTGCAGAACACGACCTTGCCGAATACCTACGCCAGTACACCGAGTGCGACGACCTCGATATTCGCAGGAAGATGCGCATGGAGGCATTGGTGAAGTTCATGACGCTGTGCTCGCTCTCTGCCAAAGGCAAGGTGAAACAGGCTATCGACTTCACGCGCACATTCCTCGCCAACGGCAAGCCGCTCATTCTCTTCTGCTCCCTGCATGAGATTGTGGACGAGATTAAGAAAGCGTTCCCCAAGGCGGTCTCCGTCACCGGGCGTGACTCCATGATGATGAAACAGGCGGCTGTCGATGCTTTCCAGTCGGGCAAGGCGCAACTCATCATCTGTTCCATCAAGGCGGCTGGCGTGGGTCTCACGCTCACGGCATCTTCCAACGTAGCTTTCGTTGAGTTACCATGGACTTATGCCGACTGCTGCCAGTGCGAAGACCGTGCCCACCGCATCGGGCAAAAGGACAACGTTATGTGCTACTACCTGCTTGGCCGCTCCACCATCGACAGCACGCTCTACTCCATCATCCACAAGAAGAAGTCCATCGCCAACCAGATAATGGCCACCGATGACGACATTCCGCAGGATGAAATGTACTTCGATGAACTTGCAAGTCTGTTCCTCAATCCAGTGCAAGATGGCTGACCTCTGCAAGACCGACCTGCAAAAGGTCATTTCCTACCTCGATGAGGCTGCGAAGATTTACGATGCGCTGCCCATGCAGAAATGCAAGTGCCGCGCTTACATGATAACTCAATTAACAAACAAATTAAAATCAAAACTCAATCAT